CACAAACTACTCGAAGTACTATCTCAGAAAAATGACATGGAGGCAATAAGAAAGTTCCAATTGAGTTGGTGGGATGATGTGAAGATATTCGATTGTATGGATAACACACTCACTGATGATCCGCTGGAGTTTGCTAAGGATAAAGGTGCCATAAAAGAAGATATTTCACTCGGACCAGGGGACAGTAGGAAAGAACTCCTGCAAGTCATCGAATCGGAAGCACATGAGTTGCGAGATTTCTTCAAAAACAGAAAATTTCAGAGGAAGCCTAGGATGATAAAAAGGACGAATAAGTGGCATGTGCGAAAGAGATTGGAATACATAGCACGATTGATTGAGAAGGAGAGGGAACAGAAGTGGGCTGCAAGGTTATTTGGCAATGCGAACCTGGCAAATAAGCACTCATTAAGTTTGATTGCAACGAAAATGAAAAAGGCTCTATCGTATTTCGATGAACAATTAATGACTCCTTCCGACAAGAAGAGGAAACACCTTATACATGATGCTTCCAGGAAATTAGCACAACCCGGGAATTTCTCACTGTTACTTGACATTGAAGGCCACAATCAATCAATGCAGTATGAAAATACATCAGAGTTGTGCGAGTTCATCGGGAATCTTTTCGGGAAAGACGGATGGGGGTTATTACCCAATTACTTTTCTGAACTCCTTGTCTATCATTATGATGAGTATTTAGATGAAGTTCTATTATCAGAAGGTCAGCTTGGTGGGATTGAAGGATGGTTGAACCCGTTGTGGACACTGCATACCACTTTAATGTTGCAGCTTCTTCGGACAATGACTGACATAGATGTGCGGACTATAATGGTGTATTCGGATGATGCAAATGCTATAATAAATATTCCGCAGGCATCTGAATCAACAGTCAAATCTGTATTTAGCAAAATAATGTCACATTGTTCGAAATTTGGAATGACTGTGAAATATTCGCAGACAACACTTTCGAAACATCGAGTGACAATGCTACGACAACATTATGCAGACGGTATCAGAGCAGACTCGACCCTGAAGAGATTAATTTCCGTAAGTGCTGCAAACAATCCAATGTTGGTGTCAGAAGAGTTGGAGATTGCCAGCATAAGTTCCTCAGCATCTTCGGCACTCGAGCTCAGTAACCATCATGAGGCATGTTCTTACCTCAAAAATTACAAGATCGGTTTACTACTCTCAAGACTAGCACAGATGATCTTATCAAAACCAGAAGAAAATAGCATCATTTCAAGTGAGGAATTCCCTGTAAAGTTGTCCAACCTTCTTTATTACACGAAGGATGACAAGACTGAACTTGTATCTCGACAAGGCGACATTTTATATCATTCCATGAAAAATGATATTATGGCATATTTGAATGTCAAGAAGGGACAGATAAATGATGATATATTATCATCTGTACTCAGAGATCTGTATGGCAGGTCAGTTGCAGAATGTCGATTTGTGGACAATCCAGATAGACTGATATATTTGCAGATTTATGACGATTTTTTGAAAGACCTGATATTCTTCTGGGCATATACCCCAACGTCTATCGGAGGTCTCGGAGCTTCACTACATATAAATCTTGTATTATCAGGGCATAGTGTCGGATTCTCCAAATCTCTTCACTACTTGGTCCAGTGGATCGAGAATTTCTCTTCTGACATGAAATTCTTTTATCGTTACCTCAGTACCATGTTAGCCATAGACACGAAGGTAGAACGGAATATGGAGGAAACTCGGTTATTAACCACTAGTTGGCAAAATGACAGCACAGTCTGCCCTGCAACAACTAGTGTCAAACAGTCGATCAAAAGTATGGTGAGAAAACACACAAAAAATAAGAAGATATTGGAGATGTTCGAATTATCAGACAAGAAAGATGACTTAGCAAAAGATTTCTTAGAGATATTTCGGCAGAATTTCCATCCA